TGACGAGACAGCGTGTATCGATAATGCTCTACTGCTACTGGTAGCGTGTCATACCCCACAGTCAGGCCGTGCTGATAGCTTGCCTTCAAGTACACGTAGTGCAGCGCTTTAAGCTCATGGGGTGTGAGTACTGTGGACTGTACTGATGCAATTGAGCCTACATGATCATCTGTCGCATAAGACGGCATATCACTCCATTTGACTACCCGTGTTGCCGTGCGCGCATTAGCTAAGTAATTGATGATGTCGCCCGATTGATTTAAGCACGGACTACCGTTGACACTCTGTGATGCCGAAACAATACCCTGGCAACATTCAAATGGTAAGTGAGTGCGATGATGAAGAGCATAAACTAAGCAGTTATCCACTGTTGGGCCGTATCCACCACGTAACTTGATTGTCCAGGCATATCGTGAGTAGATCGTGCAGTCACTTTGAGGCGCAAGCATGATCTTGTTCACCCAGGAGCCGCACACAAAACTTGCTATAGCTCGTGCCACATAGCCACAACTGGTTACTGCATTGACTGAGTGGCGCAAGAACTCACGATCACGGCCAATTGCGATCTTATGTTGGTTAAACTTAAACTGGCTGTTCAAGCATGCATTGCGAAATATGAATGCCTCATCAATAGTGTTGAAGGTGATAATTGAGTCATCGCCCGTATATATCTCATCTACGCAAGTGATGCCTATACTGTTGAGGATCATATGCACGTAACAGTAATTAAGGACGCTATTGGTGAATGTGGTAGTACGCCGCCCTGTTAATAGGCCGTAGGTCACTTTACGATGAACACCCTGATAACGCACATATACGTTATCCTCCATTGCCACCAGGTAATCATTAATATCCTTAGGCACGCCAAACCAATCATTGCGGGCTTGGATGACCTCGCGCATTGAAGCGATACTGTGAATGTGGTCCATACTTGAGTAGTCTAACATTACACTCCACTCGCCTTGCATGGCACGTACGCGATCTGCCTCTTGTGCTCGCGTTTGTAACCCTGGTGAGAGTAAGACATGTCTGTTCCCCCAACACCTATCAACATACCGCTGAACATAGTCTTCATTGACGTAAGCAATCGTGTCACTTGCCTTCAGGATGCGACACTTTGGAGCTTCTGCCTTGATACTCATTGTCGACTCGACCATTGGTGGATCTAAATACATAAAATTATCTTTAACACTCTCAAGGAACACCATTCTTGTCATGCTGATCACGCCTGCCACCTTACCATACTTATGCTCTAACGCCGAAGGCACATGGTGTGCACCATTCACGCAATTAATCTGACGGTCTGTCCAATAAGCATCAATCGTATAGTCATACTTGTTCCAGCGATACGACACGTCATGATATCGAAGCGCGTCACATTCCAAGCCAAATAGGTCATAAGCTAAGCGATATATGACATCGCTTGCTATATGCACATCATGCCCCTCTGTCACGCTTGGATGAGTGATTAAATTAAAGTCGGCTTCCAAGTCAGTAGCAACAAATGCACGGCCAAACAGGCAGTTCAGTTCGCAATAATTAGCCAGAATTGGGTTAGACGCAGCGCCACATCGTTTGCAAACGTCATTAATTGCACCAACAATGTCATAGCCCAAGGGGTGACTCAGGAGCGCGATTACCGAACGCAACGTAAAACAGTGGCCATTATGCCACTGGCCTGCGTGCCAGATGATGACAGCGCACAGCAT